GGTGCGGAAGGATCTGCTACGATATCTGCAGCAGTAGCAAGAATGAAGTCATCGGCAACAACCGAAGTGGTTCCTTCTTTTTTGATTGAACCTAATCCTCTGGAAGATACACCGAGTTGTACCCCTTCCTCAAGTAAGTTCTTTGCGATCTTACCCATAGGGGTCTCAAGAAGTTTTGCTTTTCCGATGAAGTTTGCACCTTCAGGGATCAGCTCAACAATCTTGTGCGACACACGATCAAGGTTGATAGTTGGACCATCAGGATGACCAAGTTCTCCGAGTGCACGTCCGCGCTTGACGAACTCCTCATTGTACTTGTCTACCTCACGCGACATGGTATCGTACTTGTACATACGACCGTTGCGGTTGGTGATCTCAGTTTGAAGGAAGATACCTTTGATGTAAGTATTTTTCTTACCCCCGTCAGATTCCTCAGTTAGAATCTCAATATCTTCAATCTGTTCCGTGATCAGTTTCATCTGTTTCCTCTTGATCAGTTACTTCAGTGTCGGTCTCCGCTGTTGGTTCTTCTTCCGTTTCTACTTCAGGTTCTCCTTCGGTAGGAACGTGAGGGAACATCCTCGCGGCAACATCTTGTTTGGAAGCATCAACTGCCATAGCAGCCTTTACTTGTAACATGTCTTTGAGTTTACCAAGCGCATCTGCTTGATCATTATCCCAAAGCAAATCAACGATTTCTCGTTCTTGTGTATCCATAATGTTAAGATGTCTGTAATTTATTTATTACCGTTGCCATTTTGAGGCGCGGGATTCTTCGCCTGCTGGATCTGGACCTTCTTCATATCTAGGTCTAAATCCGCGCTTTGCTGTTCACGATCCAGGTTTGATTGATCAGCAGCAACCTGATCAAGTGGATCAATGACCATACCAGATTTGATGTCACCTGCCATCTCCGCGTCGATCTCTTCCATCTGTTTCTCGGTTTGACCGAGGACCTCCTTGCGGATATAATCAGTAGAGAAATACTTGCCAACGTAAGGATCCATCTGTGCGAGGATCTGCAACTTCTCATTCATCATCTCAAGGTTCTTGAGTTCCGTGAAATGATTGTCGTACAGATAGTCGTACTGGATATGCTCCTTCATATCCTCCCAATCCTCAGGAGCAATGACACCTTTGAGGATCAATTGCGTCTTGAGAGTATCTTGGAAGATATCGCTGAACTTCTTGCGAAGTTTTCCAACAAATTTTGTAAACTTTAATTCGTCTCTAGTGATCTCAGATGAACGTCCAAGGTTAAAAGAGGTATTAGAATCAAGTCTACCTGCGGGAACATTTAACGCTTTGTAAAGTTTTGTTTGGAAATATTGCACATCTGTAAGCTCTCCGAGGTTTTGACCACCTGGGAGCGTGGTAATCTCCGTGCCACGACCGCCTTCACGTCTAGGAAGCCAGAAGTCTTCCATCATGGACATGTACTTACGATCATCACGGATCTCACCCGTTGCAGCATCGTATACAAGTTTGTTACGATAACGACCCATTACCTCTCTGAGGTATTGTTCCGCTTTTACCTTGGGTAAGTTACCGACATCAATATAGAAAATTCTGCGCTCAGGAGCACGAGAGATTCTATAGATAACCAGACTATCCTCAATCATGCGAAGTTGATTGAGAACTTTGATTGCTTTGTGCAGATAGGAAAGAACGATATTCCTATTGGTATCCATGATGCCAGATGTGACATATGTGATTGCATCTTTTGCAATCTTGATACCACTGTTTGCGGAAGTATTGTTCAGACCCTTTGGATTGTAGATGAAATACTCTTCGGATTTACCGAAGTCATACTTCATAAACTCGTCCGCAGTTTTGGGTTTGTTGATCTGCCTTACTTTCTTGATCTTATGTGGATCAATGTAGCGCAGTTCAAGAATACCTTTTGCAGGATCATTCAGGTCAATGACCTTATGATAATACATGCGACCATCGATGTACCAGCGACGGAACATCTCATGCGCTTTCATATCGAAACCAAAAAGGTTTCTAATATATTCAAACTCCTGACGGACCATACCTTTGACAGAATCTGAAACTTCCAGATTGTCTAAGTTGATCTGTACAGGAGTATCGTTTTGATCTGCTACGATAGCTTCGTGGACAATATCTTCAATGGCGCTATCCACTTCTGGATGCATCGCCATCTCACGATATTTTTTCACCATATCGTATTCGGTCTTGAAGTTACCATCCAGGTCAACGTATTGACCGTAGTAACCTCCAGCAATAAAACTAGTTGCACCGTCCTCGTTAGAAGGAGCAACAGGAGAGGGTGCTAAACCCTTCTCCTGATCCTTGCGCTTCTTAAACGAGAAACCGAATAACTCTGCCATGATTTAATTTGTTTCCCGACTTACTATTTATCAGTCGAGAGAACGACTAGTTTCGTTGCTTCCACCAGTGCTCTCATGGTACTGATA